TTTTACTTTAAGATTAGATAATCTCAAAATGAAAAAATTTATTAATGATGTATTTCACATCTATTTTAAAGATGAATTTATTATTGAGAAATGCTTTGAATTTAATCACATATAAGCCTTCATTGCTCCACCATGGCGACCACCATGTGCACCACCCATTGCTCCACCATGACGACCACCATGACGACCACCCATTGCTCCACCATGACGACCAGCACCTACAGGGCGATCCAAATCAGCGTCAGGAGAATGGGCGGGTGCAGAAAGAACATCCTGCTCCGTAAGAACGCCCTTAATAATACGAGAAGAACCCTTAATTGTCTCGAAAAATCCAGAACTAATAGGTACCGTAAAAATGTTCATTAAAGGATTAGCTGGACCACTACCATCCCAAGCAACTCCAGTAAAATTCTGTACACCAATCGTGAACTGAAGCGTGAAATTTCCCACCAATCCTGGGGCCTGGCCCGCCTGTAAGGCAAAGTCACGACCAGGACGAAGAACTAGAGGACCACCAGTTAATCCTACCATTCCACCGCCAACAGGTTGTGCTGGAGGTAATACTGCATTATAAGAAGCGGGAGGAACTTGCCCAAGACCAGACCACTCAGACCAGTCCATGTCCACACCATTACGAACAGATAGCTGATACAACTGCTCCTGCGTCATCGTACTCATCAAACCTGAAAAGTTATCAAAGTTTAGAGAAATACTCGTAATAGGTAAAGTCCAATCACCACTACTTGCATCAATATATGATGAAGGCTTTACATAAATTACAAGGTAATCAGGAATATTAGGTAGAGTAATTGTCTGAGATTGTAGAGGAGTAGAAGCGGTCAATAGAGTAGTTGTAGCAGCAAAAGGTACTGTAGTTCCAGGAGTAGCAATGTAACGAGGAAACTCCATATAAGGAACAATGCTCTTCGGGGGCAAAGGAACATCAAGTGCGGGAGTTAGAAATTGCACCGCTAGACGAGGCTGAGTAACCCACAAAGAATTACCAAAGCCAGTAGTAGACCAAGTCGTTGTAGGTGCACTAAGACAAAGTTGAGGTAATCCTGTATTACCTAAAAGAGTCGTATTTGTAGAAACACGGAAAGCACGTTTAGGACTAGGAGCCATATTCATCTGGACCTGAAAATTCTGTACACCAAATAGACCAGTAGAAAGTTCATCCTGATCAGCAAAGATGAAAGGCGGAAGAAGAAGTTTTTCTACAGAGTTCGCAACTACATAAAATACAAGTATACGAGTTGCACCGGCAGCTAGTGCAAGTGTTAAATAAGGAACACCATTTTGGTAAGAAACTGTGCCAGGGTCTGTATTGCTAGCACCAACAACTGCGCTAGGACCAGTTACTATACCAACCCCAGAAACAGGTTGAGGAGTAGCTCCACTAGCACTAGTTGCATAATAAAATCCATTGAAACCACCATTAGGAACTTCATCAGAATTCTTGGTCTGATCCCATGCATGAAGAGGAGAATTCTTTACTGCATTAGAATCAGGATAGTATGCATAACGATCTAACATCGTTGGGCAAGTACGTTGACGACGAGCGTCACGCATGTCAGCAAGACGAAGAACTTGAGGAAGAACATCCTGTGTATTTACAGTCACAGTCGCATCGTTAATCGTTGCTGACATTTGAGTTACAGCCTGGTGAAGAGGAAATGCAGCAGGAGCAATTAGACTAACAAGAGATGTACCAGCAGGAATTGGTTGAGCAACAGCAGATAATACTAGAGTTACAGTAGCACAAACAGATCCCATCCACTCTACAGCACGATCAACAAATACATTCTCTGATGGAACTTGGACATTAAACTGACAAGAAGTTGAGTCTGAAGTCTGTGCACTAAAGGACACGTTCGACAAAGACAAAGCCCCCTTTTCTACAGCATACTTCGGCTTAGTTTGAATGATGCGAGGATCATATACAGAATATTTAGTAACTTCACTTGCCATTTTATTATTAAGTATGGGAAAAAAATTAAACTAAACGACGCTTTTATAAACTTAATTTCTTTTTGAAAAGAAGACGAAATGACACTGAACCTTGGTTGGGCAGACGAACTGGAAGTAAAGAATTAGTTAGTCGATTACGCCAGTATAAACTGATGTCTATATCCTTAATCCCATCATGAGAAGGATCCAAAGAAGTATAAATTAGAGTTTGAGGTTCATAGAAAATAAATCCTTTCCAAATGTCTGCTTTGAGAGCGTTAATAGGTGTCTCAATAAGAACTTTCTGAAATGCTCCTGAAGTCGAGGTATTTCCACCTACATTTGCTTGACCAAATGTAATAGGATTTGCACTAGACTCAATACGAACTGGAACTTGAGTTGTTCCAAGAACAAATGATGCGATTGGAGACCAAATTCCACCTGTAGAAATAAAATCTTGAGTTAATCGTACAAATATAGCTTTAGCAATTCCAGTATTAGTAAAAGGATCCGCTAATTGAAAGATTGAAGTTTTAGGTTGAGTTCTTAAAGAAATTCCTACAGGCGAATTAGTATTTGGACCTACAGTTAATAAATCATATTGTAGTCCCATGTCAATAACAACTTCAGGTAAAAAAATTCCACCAACTCCACCCCATAATTGACCATAAGAATAATAAATTGAAGGAAAATTTGTAAATAAAGATTCCAAGCAAGTATTCATTCCTACAAATGAATATTCTAAACTTACATAAGTAATCGCAGCAGGATTTGTTGTAACACCATTAATTGCTGAAGCGTAAGGAGCCGCAAGTGGAGTATCAATAGGAACAATAGAAGTTTTTGAATCCTGATTTATATTAAATAATCCAGTAGTCTCATCATATTCAAACCATGGACATTGAGTTCCACCACCAAGTGCTATTGTACTAGTCCAAGCCTTTCTTAAAGCAGTATTTACTAAAGAAACCCAGTGCGTATAGGTATAGCAATAATAATAATCAGATTCTATTTGGGTAGGTAAAGCAGTTTTAGGAACTATAGTATAAGGAGCTTGATTTTCAGGAATCCAAATAATAGGTGTAGTAGTTGATTGTTGAGTAACTCCATTATAACACGCAAATGTTACAGTATAAATTGTAGTTGTAACATCATTAGGATCTTTATAGTTTATTGTTATTCCACCCACGCTAGTATAAGGATTACCAACTACAGATAATCCAGAAACATCACTAATACTAAATGAAGTTGGAGTAGCAGCTATAACTGTTTGTGTAGTTGTAAAATTTAAAAAAGATTGTGTAAATCCAGTTAAACTTAAAATTTTATTACCAATACTAAAACTATTAGAAATATTATAGGTAATTGTATTATAAGGTGTTCCAGCAGTTACTTTAGCTGTGGTTGCTGCACCAGTAACTATAGTTGCATTTGCAGGACAGATTTGAGGAATAAATAAAGGAAGAGTTTTAGGGGCTCCATTCAAACTAAAATTCTGTACTGATAATTCATAATTTGAAGAATCAGGAACTATAGGATTTTGTCGAATGTCCTGAAATACTGTTACTGGATCATCATTTTGCTGAATAGTAGAAAATGTATTATTTATTACAGTCGCATTATAATAAATGCGATCAGGTGCGGCCTTCTTGCCTTCAATTTCAATTTTAGTGAACGACATTTGTTATAAAGGAGTTATTTTTTATTAGATTACTTACCTATTAAATTAAATGTAAATGCTGAAACAAATTCATCAGCAGGTAGACCAGTAGACTCTACTAATTTAATATATTCTGGTAATTTTAAATGTTTGAAATATAGTCTTGCTGTACAATGACGACCACAAGTATTCATATTCATTTTGTCAGTTTGAAATGGAAATGCATTAGATTTTATGTCATAAGAACTTTCTTGTAATAATTGCGTTAGTTTTTTTGAAGCCTGTCCTAATTGTTTTAATTTTTGTGGACTTAACCATTTTGATTCACCATCAGGTTTATAATTTCCATAAGGATCAAAATACTCAATTATATTAGAATTTTTATATTTTAATAAGCAAACCCAATGTCCTGTATTCTCATTCTCTGTTAAGTAAAGAAGCATTAATCGTCCTTTTTGATCAAGAACATCGTCTATTTTTTGGGCGTGTAGTAAATCTGGATACGGAATAATTTTTAAACTTGGGATCATTTGTTGAATGTCAGATTCACTTAATGAATAAGATTCAACTTCACCTAATTTATTTTTTTGTTGTAACGCTTCAGCCTGTTGAATTGCTCGTTGTAATTCAACAGGTTTTCTAGAGAAAGGTATTCCTTGTAATTGGGTTCTAAAACCCTGCTTCTTACCTAACTTATATGGGACAATTAAGACATCCATTTATTCTATAGTATTACTTGGTAATTTAATTTTAAGTTCTTCAGGCGGTGTAGTTGCTTCAACATCAATAGAAGTTATACAAGGTTGATTACAGCACGTACTTCGAATACGTTTATGATTTACTTTAGCTATATAAGCAATTAAAATTACTAATATTGAAATTAGTGATCCAAGAGAAAATCCTTGTGTAGGGTCCATTATATTTAATTAATATTTTTTATAATGGTGTTTACGACGACCTTGACCAGCATTTTGAAATGGTCCAAATTCATCTTCATTGGGAGGGTAAACTTCTTCTTCGCCAAAAGGTGGTTCAGGTTGGTAAACATCAGGTTCAAGTAAAGGACCTCTTGGTGGTCCACCAAGTTCAATTTCAGGGACTTGTCCAACAGCCTCTATTCTTTCAGGACCACCAAATGCAGGTTCATATTGGGCAATTTGTGATCCAAGTAAGCGTTGACCTAAAATAGACATAACTTGTTGACGTGCTGATTTAGGTTCATAAACAGTTCTAGCAATTTCTTTAATTACAGCGTCAATTAATTTCAAAGTCTTATTAATTGCATCAACAAATCTTAGACGCTTTTCTCGTGCCTCATAAACTACACCACGTTCTTCGCCTAATTCTCTACCTATAAATGGACGAGTAGTTTCAACTAATTTTTGGACCGCCTGAGCGTAACGAGTTAATTGGGCTGGTGTAATTGAAGCACCATTTTTTATAAACTCTGAAAGAAGTGTAGTTAATGCAGAAGAAACTGAACTTGTAAATGATCCTGATCCAAATGAAGCAAAAATTTGAGAAAGTAATGAATCCATAGTAGAAAATGGAGACATTTCAATTGTGGAAGGAGGACCTTTAGAAAAATTACCTGTGGAAATAGCGTCATATTCCTCAACACGCTGAAGAAGACGCTTATGTAACCATTCCTGACCTTCCTTAGTAGTAATTACACCACCACGAAAAGCGTTT